GGAGGAAGTTCGTCAATGATTCCCTTCAGTTCCGCACGAGCGATGGTTCCACCGCCTTGGATGTCCTCGATAATCTTCTCTATACCGGGAGCATACTGAAATTCAGTTTCTTTTTTTCTAAACATAATACAATGAATTAATTATTAATCTTCCAGACCGAGGCTGGCAACTCCGTTATCAGAACCTTCTTCATCTTCCATCAAGTCCAGCCATTCTTTCTCTGAACGTTCTTTGGGCTTGTAGGAATTAGGCTTGTAGCCACCGCCGGCGACCTCATCATCAATAACAGATTGTTTGATTTCGGCATATTCTTCCTGCAGCTCTTTTATCTGTTCTTCAACAGAAGTTTCAGAGTTGACGTCAATACGATTGAACCATTTTGCAGGGAGTTTAGAATCTGCAAACAATGCTTTAGCAGATGCCTGCTTCGTAGAAGTAGTGACTGTTGTAGCGACAGTAGAGACAGATGCAGCCAACTCGGAAATCTGTTTCTGCTGGGCTTTCAACAACTTAACAACAGAAGCTGGCAACCCTTCGAGATCTTCGTCCTCGTCTTCATCTTCTTCGTCATCTTTCGGCTTCTTTGTTTTTTTAGTCTTAGTTGTCTCAATAGGTTTTCCATCCTTCAAACCGTGTTTTTTCTCATAAGCGGCAATAGCAGCATCAATACTGGCTTGACTGCCTTGTTCATTTGATACCAAGTCCGGAAGAATATTATCCTTGAATAGCCCAATATAGTTATCCAGGTTCTCTTCACTTTCGATGTCGAAAAGAGCTTGCACCTTGGCCGCATACTTTTCAGGAATTCCAGCTTTTTTCAAAGCTGCTTTGATGGTTGCTAAAATCTTCATACTTTTTTCCTTAAAATATATTGGGAGTAAATTTTTCCTGCTTATATATTTTATTTCAGAATCAAATGCATACATTTGCAATTAAGTAAAAGCGTAGAATGGATTATATAGAAGATAGACATGAATATTACAATGTGTATATATCTAAGTGTACACAATGCAAGCATTTTAATTTTGATAAGTTAAAATGCCCAGCATACCCTAATGGCATTCCTGTTAAATACCTTGATGGCTCACAGGTACATGACAAAAGAGAAAGCGACCAAAAAGGGGAGCTCGTCTTTCTAAAAGAATCCAGTTAACGAGTTTTCGCTTTTGTATAACTCCATTTCATTTTTTCCGCTACCCGTTTCCATAATATGTGATAATGAACCGCCGAAGCCATTGTTGGGGATAGTGTATTATTATTGATTCTAGCAGTAAACTCTGCTCTTAGTTTGTTATTCTCCCGATTCACTAGCTTTTCGAATTTACTAATTGTAATTCCCCATCCTTCTTCGGGACGTTTCATAGCGAATGTATAATTAGGTGTTACAGCTCTCATTTCTGATACATTATGGGCTATTGCAAGA